AAGGTACTGCGCCGGATCCTGCCCTTCCGCATGACCGACCAGAGCGAGGCCGACCGCTTCGCCAAGGGCCTGCTCCGGGACGCCAACAAAAACGCGACCGTCGGTACCCTTTGGACGGGCTCGCTGCTGCGAGACTATGCGGCGGGCTCTGTGGTCACGCTGGCGACCGAGGGCGTCAAGTCGTGGGACGGCACGGCCTTCATCAGCCGGATCCGGCACGACTACGTCAAGACGCGGAGCAAGCTATACCTCCGCAAGCCACTGGAGGGATATTGATGAACAGCAACAACCAAATGATCCAGAAGGGCAAGATCTCCAGCGTGGAGGGAAAGGCCGACAGGAACGGAGACAAAACCACGGCCAGAGTGCTCCCAAGCACCGCCGACAGCATGGTCACGCGGCCGCTGACGATCCCGTGGTATCTGCGCGGGGAGATGGGAAACCTGACCCCCGGCACAGAAGTCGCCTACGCTATGTTCGAGGACGGCACCGGCATCATCCTCTCCCGCATGGACGGAGAGTGGGACGGTATCGTCCCGGGCGACATCACCGTCAAGAAGGGCGCGCTCACGATGCAGGACAAGGGCATCAGCGTCCCGTCGGCAGACGTGACCGCCACGGGCATCAGCCTGACCGGCCACACCCACACCGACAGCATGGGAGGCGGCACTTCTGGCCCGCAGTAAGGAGGGATAGACATGGCCGTCATGGCATCATGGAACGGCAAGACGTGGGGCGTCTCCAGCCAGAGGATCGCCGCCCTGAATGGCGTCTCTCACAGCGTCGAGCTCGACACGGAAAACAGCGACGACAAGGCCGGATCCCCGGCCACCAAGACCAAGGCGCTCAAGCTGCAAAGCATGAGCTTCGACTTCGATCTGGCGTCTGCCGTGGGCGGCGACGCCCGGGGAGAGTTCGAGTCGTGGACGTCACTGGTCGGGCAGTACGCCCCCTTCTATCTGGCCGGCCGGCGCTTCGGCCCGGCCAATCTTCAGCTCACCGGCGTCAGCCTCTCAGACACCACACTCGACAACTTCGGCCGGATCCTGAAGGGCAAGATCACGATCAACCTGACGGAATACGCTGAGGAGGCCAGCAGCAAGAAGGCCGGCGCAGGCGGCTCGAGCAAAAGCTCATCCGCGGCCGGCGTCTCGTCCTCTGGCGGCGTCGGCCGGCGTCTGAGCGCCGTCACCGTCGGAGCATCCAGCAGCGACAAGGCTGCGAAGAAACCCAACAACGCACAGCTCAAGTAAAGCGAGGTGATCCCATGAAAGCATCCGGCAACGGAGCGCCCGAGATCTGTGTGCAGAACCTCCTCAAGACCATCCGCGGGGAGGTGCCCTATGAGCGCATCAAGGGGATCGACCGCACGCTGATCGACAAGCCGAGCGAAACCGCTGCGACTGATCTGGCCGCTGACGTGGAGTTCCTCGTGGAAACCTACGAGCCCCGCGTGCAGCTCAGTGACTCCGACCTGAAGGCTCTGACCGCTCAGGCCGGCGACTTCGAGCTGCGGGCCAGCATCGACAACATCACATGAAGGAGGTGAACAGCGTGAGCGACGCGACAAACACCTACGGCGAGGACATCAAACTCACCACAACAGACGCGAGCACCCTATACAAGACCATCATCACCGAGCTCGAAAAGGGCGCCGGCGAGCCGCTCTACCCGGGCGACGAGCGCCGGATCTTCGGCGAGGCTCTCGTGCCCGTGTTCGTTGCCCTCTACAATAGCCTCAACGACGTCGGCCGGCAGACGCTCCTCCGCTATGCGAGGGGCGAGGTGCTGGACGCCATCGGCGAGCGACAGGACGTGAAACGACTGGAAGGCACACCGGCCAAGACGACCATGCGCTTCTCTGTCTCCACGCCGCAGGAGAAAAACATCATCATTCCGAAGTGGACGAAGGTGACGCCGGACAGCGAAAACTATTTTGCAACCGACGAGATCGCTGTGCTGCAAGCTGGCGCCTACTCTGTGGAGGTGCCGACCTCGGCCGTGAGCAACGGCACGAAGTTCAACGGCTACGCAGCCGGCACGATCGCCACCCTTGTCGACCTGATCCCCTACATCGAGTCCGTCACCAATCTGACCGAAACGGCCGGAGGCGATGACGGCGAGCCCTACACCACCGAAGGCGACAACCGCCTCCGCGAGCGGATCCGTCTGGCGCCCGCCAAGAGATCCACCGCGGGCCCTGAACAGGCTTATATCTACTGGGTAATGACGGCAGACAGCTCCATCGTGGACGCGAGGGCCGTCAGCGAGAAGGAAACCGTCAGCGAGACCCTCGCGGTCTACGACGGCAAAGCCTTCAAGGGCGGCGGCACACTTCTGACCGACACCCTCGTCGTGAAGGCCCACGGGCAGAGCGCGGCGACGGTCAAGGACACGGACTACACCGTCGACTACACCGACGGCCTGCTGACCATCACGCTCAAGGGCAGCCTCTCGGCCGCCGAGAGCGTCGACATCATCATCACCCGCACGCTGGAGGGCTGCGTCAAGATCGTGCCCCTGCTGGAAGGCGGCGGGATCCCCGACGCTGCCATGCTGACGAAGGTGCTGGACGTGGTCAACGCCAAGGACATCCGGCCACTCACTGACAAGGTGAGTGCCGTGCCCCCGGAGGTCGAGACCTACGACATCGAGATCGTGTACTACACCACGCCGAAGAACGAGGCCGAGGTGATCGCCAACGTCGAAGGCACCGGCGGCGCGATCGACCGCTACAACGAGTGGCAAGTCGCAGCCCTCGGCCGCGACATCAACCCCGACCAGCTCCGCAAGCGGATCCTCTCGCCTTCGTGGGGCGAGAACCTGACCGGCGCCTTCCGCGTGGACGTCGTCAAGCCGACCTACAAGGCCCTCGACGACACGCAAGTCGCCAAGTTCAGCGGCCACCTGACTGTCAGCCACAAGGTCGAGAGTGAGGTGGTGTAAATGCGGCTCAATGAGACCGAGATGGTCAAGCTGCTGCCTGCGTGGATGCAGGAGGACGGCAGCGACAAGGGCCTCGCCACCGGCTGCGACATCATCAGCCGCGACGCCTATGCGCGCCTGAAGCTCCTGAGCAGGTGGGACAAGATCGACCAGCTCAACGATGCAGAGCTCGACGAAATGGCGTGGGAGCTGAACATCCAGTGGTATGACAGCACCGCGCCCATCGCAGTCAAGCGGGCCGTCATCCGCAGCAGCGACCGCGTCTACGCGAAACTCGGCACCCCATACGCCGTGGAGCAGATCGTGGCCGACTACTTCGGCACCGGCGAGGTCAGGGAGTGGTATCAGTACGGCGGGCAGCCGCATCACTTCAAGGTGCTGAGCGACAACCCGAGCCTCGTCAACAGTAACCTCGACCTGTTCCTGAAGCTGCTGCGGACGGTCAAGCGCCGCAGCTCGTGGCTCGACGCGATCCTGATCTGCCTGACCGGCGAAATGTTCCTCTATTCCGGCATGGCCGTCAGGGATCACACCCAAGAGGTGCACGTCATGGGCAGCGACGAGATCCACATCTACCACGCGGCCGTCGTCCACGACAACAACCGCGAGACCGTCAGCATCGGCACCGACGCGGCGGTCATCTCAGACTAAGGAAAGGAGATAGACATGGCTGCATTTATCAACAACGACATCACCACCGCCGGCCTGATCGTTCTGGCGAAGGGCGTGGCCGGCCAGAAGATCAACTACACCAAGATCGTCCTCGGCGATGGCTACCTCGAGGAGGGCCAGACGCCCCGCACCCTCACCGGCGTGGTCAGCCCGAAGGCGACCGTCGACATCACAAAGCTGAAGATCAACGGCGACGGCACCGTGGCCGTCGGCGGCATCTTCACCAACGGCGACGAGACCGATGGCTTCTACTACCGCGAGCTCGGCCTTTATGCCGAAGATCCCGATCCCGAGGTCGGCGAGGTGCTGTACTGCTACGGCAACTGCGGCGATCTGGCCGAGTGGATCCCGCCCTCCGGCGGCGCCACCATCGTCGAGAAAACCATCGACATCGTCACCGCGATCGGCACGGCCACCAACGTGACCGCCTACATCCCCGCCGACGCCTACGCCACCAAAGAGGACTACGAGACCTACAAGGCCATCGCCCTCGGCGCGCAGGCTACGGCCGAGGAGGCTCTGGCACTCGCCCGGCAGGCCATCGCAATCGCGCAGGCTGCCGAGGCATCGGCCAACGACCTGAGCAACGCGGTCGGCCAGAACACCAGCAAGATCGCAACGCTGTGGGACGCCGTTTTCAGCGACATCACAAGCAATCCGTTCCAGATCACATTCGCAGACTTAACAGGCATCACGCTGAAGTCTGGCGTCTGGAACGCTTCACTTCAAAGGCTCGAGTGCTGATGGGAAACTGCTACAACTACACCCCAATCCCACCGGCCGAAGCCTCCTGCATCATCGCGCACCTGTTCGTCGAGCTGGCCCTGCCATGCTCCTGCTGCAAGCGGGAGGACGGCGTCATCGTCATTCAGGGCAAGACCTACGACGGCAGCAGCGCCCGCGTCACAATCAAAGGCGAGGAGGTGAGATACTACGGCAAGCAACGGACACTCGCGGCCATACGAGCGGGCCAATGTAGGCCGCCCGCCCTTCGGCCGTGACAAACTGCCCGAGATGCAGGTCATCACGGACGCCAAGGAGCTCGAGAAACACACCTACATCAAGACCAGAAACCCGGCCGTTTTCCCGAAGAAGGAGCGGCTCGGTCTGGCACAGAGGATGATGAACGAGGCCAGCGACCTCGTCGCCGATCTGATGGAGGCCAACGATCTGCTCCTGACGGATCCCGAGGAGCGTGAGCTCAGGTATCGCGCGCAGCGGTCGGCGCTTCGCAACTGCCGAAAGCTGATCCACCACATCGAGCTCGCGCATGAGATCCTCAGCGGCTTCAGTGATGACGCCTTTGCATACTGGGCGAAGATGGCGGCCGGCGTGAAGAACCAGACCGCCAAATGGTACAAAACCGATAAAGAGAGGGCCGCCAAGCTGGACGCGCAGAAGCGTCACCAGTGAGGCGGCCCTCGGGGTATGCCTTGTTTTTTCGTGCCGGCTCGGCCAACAACGCCCGCAACGTCAACACCGATGGCACTCTGAACAGGAACAACGCCTACAACGGCAACAACGGCCTGCGCCCCGCTTCGATGGATCGCCCGACTTATTAACCGCCCGGAAACGGGAGGCGAACACTGTGCCCCATCATCCAAGGAAGGCATATCCCTCCCGCAGCCGCGGCCGTCTGACCGGCCCGGTCATGGGTAAACACAAGACCGCCGATGCCCCCGGCGGCGCACGCAAAGCGTGGCCGGAGCTATACACGGCGGGGAGACTTTTCAATGGAGAATATCGTAAACAGCACCATCGCGCTCTACAAAGCATACCGCAAAACCCGCTGCGGAAAGCGCGACAACCCGACCGCCATGCGCTACCGCATGGAGGCCATCGAGCGCACCGTCGCCCTCTCTGAGAGGCTCCAGCGGCGCGACTATTCCTTCGGGCCCTACTACCCCTTCAAGGTGTACGAGCCCAAGGAGCGGCTCGTCCTCGCCATCGACTTCGAGGGCAAAGTCGTCCAGCACTCGCTCTGCGACAACGTCCTCGAGCCGGCGTTCTCCCGGCGCTTCATCCGGGACAACTACGCCGGCCAGATCGGCAAAGGCACCCACGACGGCCTCGACCGTCTGGCTGCGGCTATGCGCCACTATTTCTTCAGCCGAAAGGCAGCAGACGAAGCAGCCCGCAAGGCTGCCGGCCTGCCGCCCCGGCCGATGAACGAGTGGGACTACGCCGACGGCTGGGTACTGAAGGGCGATTTTTCAAAGTTCTTTTACACCCTGCTCCATTCCTACTGTTACGAAACGGCCCGCCGGGCCCTGAAGTGGCTGAAGGATCCCGAGCTGATCGACTTCGCTGAGTGGCTGCTGTGGCTCATAATCGACAGCACGCCAGACCCCGGCATCCCGATCGGCAACCAGTCGAGCCAACTGCTCGCGCTGCTCTATCTGGACGCCTTCGACCACTGGCTGAGGGATGACCGCGGCCTCGTATATGGCAGGTACATGGACGACTTCTACATCATCCACAGCGACAAGCTGCTGCTCCGGCAGATACTCAAGGAGATCGAGGCGTACATCAAGCCGCTCGGCCTTCGGCTGAACGGAAAGACGCAGATCCTCCCGCTGAAGAACGGCATTGACTTCCTCGGTTTTCACACCTACCTCACGCAGACCGGCAAGGTCGTGAGAAAAGTGCGAGCCAAGAGCATCGACAACATGAAGCGCAAGATCCGCAAGTTCCGCGGGCTGGTGGACTCCGGCAAGATGACACTCGACAGCGTCGTGCAATCCTACGCGAGCTGGACGGGCCACATCTCACACGGCAACACCTACCACCTGCGGCAGAACATGGACGCCTATTTCTTCAGCTATTTCCCGGAGCTCAAACCATCACCGAAAGGAGACACAACTCATGGCCCAAAAACTGAGCAACCTCGCAAACAAGTCGAAGGTCAAGTTCGGCAGCCTGTACGGCAGCCCGATCGTCTGGATCGTGGCCGATAAGAACCACGCAGGCTACCCCTCCAACAGCGTCACGCTCGTGACCAACCAGATCATCAAGATGCTGTGCTTCGACGCAACAGAACCGAGTAACGGCAACAGCGACCGCCGCGGCTACGGCAACAACCGCTACATCTACTCGAACCTGCGCCAGTGGCTCAACAGCCCCGCGGCTGCCGGCCAGTGGTATACCGCACAGCACTCCGCAGACCAGACGCCGGACTCCTCCCACGTCTGGAACGGCGTCAACCCGTACAGTGGCCTCGCCGGTTTTCTGAACGCCTTCACCGCCAACGAGCGGGCGGCTCTGCTGAACACCACCATCACGGTCGGCAAGAGCTCCACAGACGGCGGCGGGACGGAGACCTGCACGGACAAGATCTTCCCCCTGTCCTGCACTGAGGTCGGCCTGAGCGGCGACCACGTCTGCGGCAGCAAGCTGGCGATCTTCAGCGACAACAACAGCCGCATCGCCACCGTGACGGCATCCTGCGTCGCCAATTCCAACTATTCCAGCAACCCGGGCTCTGGTGCCGCGTGGTACTACTGGCTGCGGGACGCCTATGCCGGCTCGGCCTACTACGCCCGCTACGTCAGCACCGATGGCACGCTGTACGGGTACAGCGCCTACTACGGCCGCAACGGCCTGCGCCCCGCTTGTAATCTGTCCTCTGATCTCCTGATCTCCGACTCCGTCGACTCGGATGGATGCTATACAGTGATCTACAATCAGGCGCCCACAGCGCCGTCGTCCATCACTGTCCCGAGCGAAGTGCTCGGCGGCGAGAACCTGAGCATCTCGTGGGCGGCCTCCACCGACCCCGACGGCAACCTCTCCGGCTACGTTCTGGAGCGCAAGGTCGGGAGCGGCACATGGGCGCAGATCTACAAGGGATCCTCGCGCAGCTACACCGACGCCATCACCTACGGATGGACGAGCGTGCAGTACCGCGTCAAGGCATACGACGCCGCCGGCGCGGAGAGTGCGTATACCACCAGCGCCACCCGCACCGTCACCAATAACCGACCGCCCGTCATCAGCGGCACGGACGGCGCCCTCGGCAGCTTCAGCACGGCGGCCCCGTCCTACGAGTATACCGTCACCGACGCCGACGGCCATCAGGTCGACGTCGTGGAGATGCTGGACGGCGTCACGCTGCGCAGCTACACCGTGACCCTCGGCCAGACCAACACGCTGACGATCGGCTCCGAGGCGTGGCTGAAGGTCGTGAACGGCAGCCACACCCTGAAGATCGTGGCGACCGACGCCAAGGACGCCAGCGTCACCCGCACGCTGACCTTCACCAAGGCCGTCACGTCCGTCGAGTTCGAGCAGACCCTCGCTATGGAGGCCGACGCCATGCCGACCAAGGCCCTCGTCAACATTCAGGGCAATTTCCCGGCCGGCTGCACGCTTCAGGTCTGGATCTGCAACAACGGCAACGACGCGAGCCCGACGTGGGAGGACATCACACAGAAGGCCCGCACCGGCCAGAAGCACTATTTCACCAACCAGACCAAGACGGCCGCAGCGTGGGGCGTCAAGGTCAAGGCCAAGCTGCTCCGCGGCTCCGCTACGGAGACCTGCTACATCCAGTCGATCGGAGGTAACTTTGCATGATTAAACACAGAGCCGACAGCATCCAAAAGCTGAACGACGAACAGGCCGCAGAGGCCAAGAAGGACAAAAACATCGCCGAGCAGGCTGACACCATCGAGCTGCTGAAGGGCTGCATCATGGAGCTGGCCGACGTGGTCTACGGCGACGGAGGGGAGGTAACAGCATGAGCAAGATCGTCGAGCTGTACGTCAGGGAGCTGACCCGCGAAGGCTCCACCATGACCATCAACGACGTCCCGAAGAAGCTGCGCAAGCAGGTCGAGGACGCCATCGCTGCCATCGAGGCAGCCGCAAACGCTGGCACCGCGAAGGAAGGGGCGAGCGAATGATCGCCCGGGCCCTCGCGTGGCTATTATTAAAAATTGCAGGAAAGGAGGAGCGTGAAATGCTGGTACGTCTGTATGCAGGCGAGATCATCATGGGCCGCATCACCGAGGACAACGTCCCCGCTAAGCTGAAGGCCCGCGTGCACAAGTATCTCGTCGACATGGGCTACTTCGACGACGTCGAGGAGTAAGCCCAACAACAAGGAGGGCCGCGTCCTGCGGCCCTCCGGCTTTTATGAGGTGACACAATGATCGAAATCAACATCGGCGCGCTCGTCGTCCTTCTCGGGATCCCGACGGCCGCGACCGGCTTCTGCTTCTGGATGCTCGAGCACAGGATCCAGAAGCGCGAGAAGCAAAAGGAGGCCGAGGAGGCCAAACGGCAGAAAGAGGCAGCGGCCCGAGAACGTGCCCGTGAAGATCTCCAGATCATCACCATTCAGGGCACGTCGGCAGCCATCGCCCTCGGCGAGGCGACGGCCCGGGCCGTGCAGCGCATCCCTGACGCGCATTGCAACGGGGATATGCACGCGGCCCTCGACTACGCTGCCAAAATCAAACACGCGCAGAAGGACTTCCTCACCAGTCAGGGGATCCACGCGATCATCGACTAAGGAGGTGAGCAGCATGGCCGCAAAGAAGCGCCGGCGCAAGCGTAAAAAGAAAATCGAGACGAGCAAAAAGCTCGCATACTGGGCGGCCAGCGTGGCAACGCTCAGCGCAGCCAGCTCTCTGCTGCTCTCTGCCTTCGGGCGCGACCCGGTCGGTGAGCTGACCGGCACCATCTTCACCGCCTGCGTCGGCTATCTAATCACATACGCCGGCAAGAGCCTCGGCGAGAAAATCAGCCGAAACCGCCACGGGCTCGACGCCGACGGCAACCCGCTCCCGGATCCGTCCGGGGACACTCTCAACAATGAGGAGGCAAAAGGATGAACACTATCGACATCACACCCATCGTCAACGCAGCCCTCGCCCTGATCGGCGCCGGCGTCAGCGTTTTCCTGATCCCGTGGCTGAAGAAGCAGACCACCGAGGCACAGCGCAAGGAGCTGACCGCGTGGGTAAAGATCGGCGTCGCTGCCGCTGAGCAGCTCTACGTCGGACAGGGCCGCGGCGAGGAGAAGAAGCAGTACGTCCTCGACTTCCTGAAGCAGAAGGGCTTCAAGGTCGACGAGGAAAGCGTCGTCAACGCGATCGAGGCAATCGTCAAGCAGCTCAACACTGAGGGCCTGACCATCGAATAACGGAGAGGGCGGGCTCCGGCCCGCCCTTTTTCTTTTTGCAAAGGAGGCAAACCCATGAAAAACCAGAACACCGACGACATCAAGCTGAAGCCCGGCGAGACCATCACAGACGAGACTCTCGACGAGCTGACCGGCGGGAAAGGAGACGACGACAATGAGTAACAGCCCTCTGGTGGTCTACACCAAGCTCAGCCCGAACCACTCGGGCAAGCGCACCAAGAAGATCGACACCATCACGATCCACTGTATGGCCGGCAACTGCTCCGTCGAGACCTGCGGCAACCTGTTCGCCAGCTCTGCGCGGCAGGCGTCCAGCAACTACGGCATCGGCACCGACGGCCGGATCGCCCTGTACGTCGACGAGGCAAACCGCTCGTGGTGCACCTCGTCCAACGCCAACGACCAGCGGGCCGTCACCATCGAAGTCGCCAACAACGGCGGCGCGCCTGACTGGCCCGTCTCCGCGAAGGCATACGCCGCGCTGCTGGATCTCGTGACCGACATCTGCAAGCGCAACGGCATCAAGCGCCTCGTCTGGTCGACCAGCAAAAACGACCGCGTGAACCACCTGAACGGCTGCAACATGACCGTGCACAGGGACTACGCGAATAAGAGCTGCCCGGGCGACTACCTCTACAACCGCCACGGCCAGATCGCGGCCGAGGTCAACAAGCGCCTCGGCGTCAAGGATGCAGGCGGCAGCACAGGCAGTCAGACCTCG